CGAGCGTGGCGGGCGGCTCATCCCGAGTACCGCGAACGGGAACGGATGCTCAGGGCCAGAAGAAGGGCGCGGGAGGTCTCCGCTTTGTTCCCGGCTGACATCGGCGAACGTCGACGGTTCCCGCGTCCTTTCCCTGTCTCTGATCACCGCTGCCCGTGTTCATGCGGATGCGCTGAACGTGTACCGGTCGTATGCTGCGGCTTCTGCTTGATAGGGGAACATGCGTAACTATGAGAACCGTTCATGACTATGTCACCTTGGAACGCGAGTATCTCAACAGTAAGTTGTCCATTCGTGAGCTGGCGAAGAAGCACAACATCAAGAGTTACTCCACGCTGGCCTCATACGCTCGTTCGCATGGCTGGTACGATCGGCGCGACCGCATCAAGGAGCGCACCAAGGAAAAGGTCATCGAGCGAGTCAGCGAGCAGGTCGCTGAGGCCGAGACAGATGAGCTCATGCAGTTTCGCGCCGACGCGTTGGCCGTAGCCAGAGCAGCGATCTACAAGTACGCTCAGCAGATACAGGACCCTATGTTTACCATCTCCACTGCTGAGTTGGTAAAAGTCGTAAACGTTGGGTTGCTCATCCTTGGTGAGCCGACATCCCGAACCGAGGAGCGTCGTCTTGAACTTTCCGGCTCCATCGGAGAGCTTCCTCCAGAGTTCTTACGACGTCTGGTTGAAGCAAGCAGGCCTGGACAAGCTCTCGCCGGACGAACAAGTGCTGCTCTACCAGCTCTCGTTGCGGGAGCTCGCGAAAACTGATCCATTCGCGTTTGGTGAGTACGTTCACGGGTATGTCCCAGCCGCTCACCATCGAGAGATGGTTGACTTCATCTCGGAGGCCGTCGAGCACGAGGCGAACTCTGTAATCCTTGAGCCACGGGGTGCTGCCAAGACGACCTGGGGCAACACGATCTTCCTGGCTCACTACATTGCGACTCACCCAAACGCTCGGATCTGCCTTGTCAGTAACACCGCTGTACAGGCGTATGACTTCTCTCGTGCCATCCGCGGCACGTACGAACGGAATGAGAAGTTCCAGGAGCTGTTCGGTAACCTGGTCTCACCGAGCAAGTGGACTAACGCGGAGTGGCTCAGGAAAGACTCGAAATGGCATGAAAGTTCGTACGTCACCATGTACGCTGTCGGCGTTGGTGGGGCCATTCTTGGTAAGCGTTTCGATCTCATCCTGGCCGATGACATCCTGGACGAAGAGAACAGCGCCAACGTTGATCAGAGGTCCAAAGTCGAGACCTGGTTCTTCAAGACCCTTCTTCCTACGCTCGTGCCAGAAGGCGTGGTTATCGTGCTCGGGACACGCTGGGGCGAGGATGACCTCTACCAGAGACTCACGGATGCAACTGCTAAGGGAGGTCGCGGCTGGCGGCTCTTGAGGCGTCAGGCACTAGATGGACCCGATGGTGGTCCATACGACAGTTACTGGCCTGAGCACTGGACAGTGACGAAGCTCCTAGAGAAGAAAGACGAGCTGGGCTCAGCGCTTTTCAGCTGTGCATATCAAAACGATATCTCGGGGTTGATGCAGGGCAACATCTTTCGACGCCCCTTCAAGTACTTCGACCAGCTCGATCCAGCCAAGCAGTACACCATCCGTATGGGTGTGGACCTAGCCAGTTCCGAACGTGAGCGGGCCGACTTCACGGCGCGCTGTACGGTCGCAGAGGATGGCGAGGGGAACTTCTACGTGCTATCCGTCTATCGTGATAAGCGCGAAACGCATCACGCCGAGTTCGTGTACGAGGGCTGGCTGGCCTACTCAAACATGTCCCTGGTTGTCTGTGAGAGCCAGCAGTTCCAGTCCACCTTGATCCAGGAAGTCATGCGCGAGTATCCCAGGGTGCCCATCGAGGGTAAGAAGTCCGATGTGGACAAGGTCACACGGGCACGCGCGGTGGCTGCTAAGTACGAAGGTGGCAAGATATGGCACTCCGAGTCATTGCGTGACAGTGACTTTGAGCGCGAACTCATCAATTTCCCAAAGGGCCATGACGACATGGTCGATGCCCTGGGGTTCGCTCTGGACATGGGGTCCAGTGGGTTCTTCTACGGGAGGCTTGGGGTATGAACCTTCCTTTCCGCGACGGGGCACGCGAAGTCCCGGATCACATTGGCCTGTGGATGCGTGACATCGACACGGCTCGCCTGACGTATGAGGAGGCGCTCGCCGAGATGAACAAGAAACAGGAGAGCGACTTCTTGAACCGAGCCGCCGGGCGATTTGTGATGAGCCATTTCAGGGACACGACCCGTGAGTCGTAAGCAAGCCAGGAACCGTTCCCAGCGAACGCCATCGAGTGTGGCCCTGCGGGAGAGCCGGGCCGTGACCGTGCTTAAGTCCACCGAGCGGCAGGCTGTACAGAGTCGTATTCCTGCGTCATCCGCAGCGGTCATGTTCAACGCTGGCGGTGGCCAGGACTGGGGAATGCGTGGTCGCGTTGGCAAGGCCAACGTACAGCTGTTCCGTAACTGGTCGGAGCACTCCGAATGGGTGCGTGCGGCCATCAATGTCCGGAAGAGTCAGATCAGTGCTGCTGAGTGGGACATCGTTCCGTACGACAAAACCAACGACAAGTTCGACCCTGCGTTAGCCGCTCAGATCAAGCGTCTGTTCAATGCGCCTAACCCGACATTGGACAGCTTCCGGTCGTTTATCGAGCCGATCGTTGAGGACATCCTGGTCCTGGACGCTGGTGTGATCGAAGAGGTACGGAACCTGCGTGGTCAGGTAGCGCAGATGTACGCCGTCGACGGCGGGACGATCAAGATCAACGCGCTGTGGGATGGCTCAGACCCGGCGGAGTTGCGCTACTTCTGGTATCCGGACCATGTCGCTCGGGCCGCGTTCCGTAACGACGACATGGTCTATATGATGGCGCACCCAGCGACGTATCGAGTGGTTGGGTTGGCTCCGATGGAGACGCTGAAGCGTGCCATCGATGCCGAGCTGTCTGGCCAGGATTACAACCAGCGCCAGGTGATCAACGCCGCTCCGGACGGGATGCTCGACCTCGGTGAGGGAGCCCGGCCTGAGCAGGTCACAGCGTTCCAGAGTTACTGGCAGTCAGAGGTGGCTGGTAAGGGTGCCATGGCGTTTGTCGGTGGCACACGCAATGCGAAGTTCGTTCCGTTCCGATCGAGTAACCGCGACATGCAGTTCCTCGAATGGCAGATTTATCTGGTTCGCAAGATCGCCGCGGTATTCGGTATCAGCGCTCAGGATCTTGGCTTGACTGCCGACATCAACAAAGCCACAGCTGATGTCATCGCTGAGAACACCGAAGACCGAGGCTTGCGCCCGTTGCTCATGCTCATCCAGGAGTACCTCACCCGAGAGATCGTTTGGGACCCAGGCTTCGGAGGGATGGAGAACAACCTCGCCTTCAAGTTTACCAAGCTCAATCTCAAGGAGTCCCTGGCCAGGGCCCAGATGTACAAGCTCAGTCTTGCTGGTGTGTCCTATATGACCGTCAATGAGGTCCGTATCGACAGCGGACGTGAGCCGCTTGACGGCGCTCAGTACGACGATCTAATGGTCATCACGCCGACTGGGGCGGTCAGCCTGACGGATATCCCGACGGCTCGTGAAGCACTTGAAGGTACCCCGACCGCACCATCACAGCAGCCAGGTTCCGCAGCACCAAAGGACCCCGCTCCATCGAAGAAGGCCATCACTGCATGAAGATCCTGGCCATTGGGTCAGAGGGAAACATCGGTGCCCCCCTTGTACGGCATCTTCGCGAGGTTGGGCATGACGTCTACACAGTAGACATCGAGCCTGGCCATCGACCGAACTATTCGATGGCCGACATCAATCACCCGATTGATCTTTTGGACGCCTTCGACTGGGGTCCTGAAGTTGTCTACTTGATGGCTGCTGTCGTCAGTCGAGTGACTTGTGAACAGTCCGGTAGCTTGGCTGTGACAACCAACCTAGCGGGGACCAACAACATCCTCCAACTAGTTCGTCGAGTTGGTGCCAGGCTCGTCTTCTTCTCCACCTCGGAGGTGTACGGCCCGACTGTGGAGTTGATGGATGAACGAACCTCCATCCCGCGCCCGAACAATCGGTATGGACTAACCAAGTGGCTAGGTGAGCAGCTGGTTGACTACGAGTGGAAGGCGTCGTCCGTAGAGTCCGTCATCATTCGTCCCTTTATGGTCTACGACGAGAACGAGGACCTGGGTGACCATCGCAGCGCGATGATCCGGTTCGCTCAACATTTCTCGGAGGGTGTCCCAGCCGATGTTCACGTTGGATCAGCGAGGAGCTGGCTCCACATCAGTGACGCTGTTGTTGCCTTGGAGCGAGCATCCAACCTGAGGGGTCATCACGTCATCAATGTTGGCCATCCGGATGTCATCAAGACTGAG